GACCTGTTAACTTAGAAGCGTCGGAAAGTAATCTATCCATTTCATCCTTAGTTCCGCCATAACCCAATTTTAAATTATCAAGCATGGTGTAATTTTGCTTGGCAAAGCCCTGATATGCCACTTGTATGCTATCAATTGATGTACCCATTTTGTTGGCATTATCAGCCATGTCAGTTATTGCCATATCAGCAACACTTGCTGCCTTTTCGGTATCTCCACCTAAACTTTGTAACAAACTAGCACTAAATGAAGTTGCCTGTTCCATATATTCATTTGCACTTAATCCTGCAGTTTGAAATGCTTTTTTTGCATTTGCTTCAACTGCTCCAGCACTATCGCCAAATATTGTTTCAATACCACCAATAGACTGTTCAACATCAGCAAATGATTTAACCGAAGTTGCTACAACAGCACTTACTGCTGCTCCTGCAACTGCAGTTCCCTTAAGAAATGCACTTCCTATGGTACTTGCGACACCACCTAATTTGCTTTGTAAAGCACTTGTCTTCTTTTCAAGGTCGCTCGTTTCTCCTTTGAATTTAAAAACGACATTTCCACCATCCATAAAACCACTTCCTTTCTAAAAAAGGGATGAGGCATAAATACCCCACCCCTTAGTGATTTTTTTAAATTATGCAGCAGCAGTTGCTGGACCGTTAAGAGATAAAGTTAAACTATATTCTCCCTCATCTTCAGCAGCTCCGCCTATGTCAGATACTTCCATAATAACAGGTGCTGTGTAAGTAGTATATGTTAATACACTATCAGTAACACTTGTTAATACGTCAAATTGTATCATAACATTATTGAACTGAGTAATTGTTCCACTTGATAACAAAGTATTAACTTTATTGAAAATGTTCATTACTGCAGCATTATTAACATCTACTTTGACAGTGCATTCTAATGCCAAGTTTGAACCCGTCATTAAATGTCTTTGAATAGCATCACAGAATACATAGAAGTCCTTCATCTCCGCATCTGTATTTAATGTTATTTCACTTGTCGTACATAATGCTGTATATGTAGCAGCACCAGTCGTAGCAGTGTTAATACCCAAATTTTTTACAATTTGTCTATTGTTTACAAAAAAATTCATATTATTGCTCCTTTGAAGAAATCTTATTAACGATGCATTGGAATGTCATATTATAACCAACTCTTCTTATATCTTCGTAAGCGACAGCCTGTGGATTAGAGAATTGTTTAAACATTATTTGCCATTTCTCGTCGTATGTTTTAGTTCCATCGTTGTAGGTAGAACTAACTATTATATTATTCCCTATTAGATTTCCAATTAATAAAGAAATGTTTTTATTTTCTCGAATTGATAAGCCGTAGATTACAAATAAATAATAATTAAATAAAGGAACACAATCGCCATAAAATACAACTTTATTTCCTGCTTGTTCTTGAATTGTAACAACTCTTATATCATTATCATTTGTAGAATACTCGGCTTTTACTTTCCACGTTTCCGTAGAATTTGAATTAAGTAAACTTTGAATGTAATCTATTAATATTAGTTGTTTTCTTTCAATATCACTTTGCGTCATTTTAGTTTGTACCTTTCTATTGCTTGTTTAGTTATAGAATCTCCATACGATTTCCATATGGTTGAATACCAATGACCGTATGTATCATGAGTAGTCCAATTTGTATTACTACCTTTTTTCCATACTTTACTTGCATAATCAGTATATGATCCTATATGATAATCGCCGTCTTGACCTTTAACTCCTCCAGTTGCTCCGCCTGTTGATGAAGCCCTCAATTTACCAGTATTTTTAGGTATATGAGGTACTGAATAATCTAATGTCATTCTAGCAATTTCATACATGACCTTATCAGGAACTCCATGCAATTTTTCCATTGCTCCAGGTTCCCATTCAACTTTTGCACTTACTTGCATTATTTAATCGCAATTATTTGGTTCTCAACTCTGTTGAATAACCAATTATCTTGCACCTTTAGCACAGTGTGCGTGATACCTGTGAACTCAGCATTATTTGAGTCTTGATTGCCGATAAATATAATTTGGTCTCCCTCTTTTACATCTACAAGCCTCCCGACCTGATAATAACCTGTTGCTTCTGGCATTGTGTAAATTCCAAAGCGTATGCCTTGTGCAATGTCATAGGGGACACATTTAATAGTTACTCTTGGCTGGTCTTGGTCATCAAATGCACTATTAGATGTGTTTCTATTATATTGTATTAAGGTTGCTTTTTGTCCTCTCGTTAATAACATTAACTATCAAACGTGATTCCAAGTGCCATATTATCAGTCATCCTACTGCCACGATACAACCAATTAGTTGTGTCATTACCTAGCATTCTTAATGCTAATGTAGAGTAATCAGTGTTAATATCAGCACTCATTGAACCAGCCTTTATATTTTTATTATAATCTACGAATGGTATATCACTTTCAAGCATAAATCGTAATTGTTCCATTGAAGCATTTTTTATTGTAGTAGGGGCACTCGTAGATGTCCACGAGTTGTCTCTATACCTTAATCCAATGATTGAATAAATCATTTGTGATACTGCTTCAATTTGCCAATTTTCTATCGTATAACTAGCATAACTAGCATACTTCGCTAGGAACTCTGCGCTTGTGAAGAATTCCATATAAATCACCTACTTTCTATTAGGCAATAGTAATTGTTCCTGTATAACCATTTGAGAAGTTACCATATGAGTCAACACCCCAAATTGTTACGTTGTATGAACCTGCAGTTGTTGGAGTACCAGTAACAGCACCAGTAGATGCATTAATTGATAAACCAGCAGGTAAACCAGATGCTTCAAATGTAGCAATGTTAGTTCCTGAGAATGCAGTTGTTTGATTGTATGCTACTTCATGAGTACCAGCATTAAATGTTCCAGCAGTTACTGCAGGTAGACTACCAACTAATTTGATTATTGCTTCACTTCTTACTACTTGAGCACCAAATAACATATTGCCCTCTAAGCAGAAGTAACCAGGATACCCAGGCATACCTTGTGGGTATTGGTTCATTGCAGCGAAGAATGTATCTCCTACAACACCAACTTCATTAGCAAAATAACCTACTACGTTAGTAGCAACATTTGAGCCATTAACTGCAGAATATTCAACTACATTACTATTGATTTGGAATACTTGAATACCATAAGCATTAGCAACTTCGCCTTCATCTACACCCTCAACACCTGCTCTTGTTTCGTATTTAAGAATTGATGTTAATTGTGAAATGAAATATGCATATTGATTTGAAGCTAAACCTAATTCATAGTTGTTATAGATTTTTCTATCAAATAACAATGATTTGAAATGGTTTAAGTTTTCAATAACGTCAGTTCCATTAGCAGGAGCCCATACTTGACATTGTCCATGAGTATATGCTTGTGATCCATCTTGTGGACCTACGATAGCAGTATTCATCTTATTAAATCCGTATTGGTCTATTGCATAAGCAACTTCGCTATCTTTTAAATCAATTTGTCCCTGTATTGCTTGTGCAATATTAGAACCTACCATTAATGGACTTATTCTGAATGAATAATCTAATGGCAATTCAGTTAAATCAACTTTAACACTCTCATAAGTTGCTAAAGTTGGAGTAAGTGCTGTTGTAATTTCAGCAGAACTTCTTTTGTTTACACCAGTTCCAATTTGTTTAATTACTTCAATCATTGGAGTACCAGTTTGTCTTACATCTTCTAAGTAAGAACGATTTAAGAATTTATAAAAACTTGAATTGTATAATAAGTTTTCATAAGCTCTTTTCATTACGCCTTGTAAATCAAGGTTAATTCCAGTAAAATTCATAAATTATCTCTCCTTTTAATTTTACTTTTTGATGAATAAGTCTTTAATTGAAGTGTTTCTAGTTACTTTAGGACTAGAATTTCCAACGTTAGACACAGCACCGCTAAAACTAGCCTCATCAGGTGCTTTTGTGAATATTGGATTTGATTGTTTATCTTTGAAGTAAGTATCTTTGAATTTATCAGCGATTAAGTCTATTGCTTTAGAATCGTCTTTCTCTTCGTTATATACGCTTTGTCGTATTTTAATAACTTCATCAAATGAAGACTCATCAAATCCTTTTTTTGTTAATTTGCTTTCTAATGATACTCTTGCCATTTTGTCATTTGTATCGCTTAAAGCCTTAACCGTGTTGTTGTAGTTATTCTCAAGTTCGCTATATTTAGTTGTTAGACTAGCATAGTCACTCTTACTAACTACATCAGTAGGGGCTTTTATATCGCTATCTTTAGTGTAGCCTTTATATAAGTCCTTACTCATCTTGTCGAAGTCAAAGTCATCATTAGTAACTTTAACATCTTTGTTTTTTAAATATTTTGTTACATCAATATTCATATTTCCTCCTAATATTGAATTAGGAAGTGTTCAAGTGGTCGCGACACTTTGCAATATGCCTTTTGACAGGGTGTGCCTTGCCCTAACCCTTTTTTACAATTCTTTTTTAAATTCTCTTATTTTTTTATTAATAACATTAATTCTAGTCTTTGTCTTATCTACTTCGTCATAATTATCAATATCTTTATATATTTTTAAATCATTCCGTAAGGTTTTCTTTTTTAAATCCAATGCTTTCATTTTTTGCTTTGTTTGATATTTATCAGCCCATTCATCACTATCATAGTTATTAGATAGTAGTTGCTCTTTATTCCAATATATAACAAATTGATGTTGGCAGTGTGGATGTCCTACACCTCCGTCAAGTGCAGTTTGCTTATTCGGGTATCCAGGTGTTTTGCCTGATACCGAATAAATACGTCCTTGATATTGCATACACTTTTCACACGCATATGGATGAGGAACTAAATAGACTAAGTCATTTTCTAGTATTTTGCTATCATACATCGTTCTATTCCAGCCTGACCTAACTAGGTTAACTTGATATAACATTGAATTGTAGTCCGCTATATTATGATAACTTGCTATCTTTCCATTTTCGTGGTAGTAAGGAATAGTTGCTTGAACATCATCATATTTTTTTACTAAGTTAGTCAAATAGGTGTTGTCATCTATATAATCATTATTAATCGTTTTAAGTCTTCCTGAATAATAATCATTAACAGCTTCTTTATACTTCCTTTCAACTTCTTCAAATCTTCCTTCACTTGTTAATTTGAATATCTCTTGAAATTCAGCATTCGGATCCAGTATAGGATGACCGTCAATGTTTTTTTGCGACACTAACTTTTCAAACCTTTTCAATGTTGCTTCCATATATGTGTGGTCTACTTTATCCCATATCTTATTTGTTCCTTTGATAAACTCTTCAGCACTTTTATGTTCTTTTAGCATTTTGAAAAATAACCTTTTTGTTTTAAACATCAATGCATAGTAATCATCACTTACAGCATAAACTGCATCTTCAATAAATATGTTGAATGCTTCCATTTTTATTCCTCGTCAAACTTTATATTGATATTATCTTCTTCACTCTTATGTTCATCTATGAATGATTTCAATTCTTTTTCATCATAATTAGAATCTATTAACTTATTCAATATTGGCATTACTATCTTTGCTCTGCTTGAATAAGGAATTGACATAACTGATTGGATTCTATTCATTACTTGTAGTTTCTTCATATCGGTTAATTTATCATTATCAGCATAATCCCAATTTAATTCATCAGGTAGTGCATTCTCATCAATGCCCTCGCTTCGTTGTGCTTTAATTATGTTCTCAATTAACGAATCAATTTGAGGTTCTATTTGACTCTTGATTGACTCTACTGTCATATCAGAGTTATTTTTTGATAAATTAATGTTATCAGTATTCATATATGCGTCTTTTTCGTACCCGAATGACGCAGGGCTTAACCCAGCCATTTGAATAATTTTTTTAATCTAGAAATTTAAATGTTTCGGTATATTCTTGATAACGTATGCTCCCTTGTAAGAACTCAAATAGTTGATGTTCTTTATCCCCAGGAAGTAACGTGAAGTAATCTTGTAGATGTCCTACACTTAATGTATTAACACTATAATTTGTATTTGGTCGCCA